TCAGCTGCGGCAGCAGCCTTTCGGAGCCGGGCAGCAGTCGTGGGAGGGAGTGGGATCGTTGGGGGGGAAGAACTCGTTGACGGGGAACTTCACGTGGCGGAACATCTCGCAGGGATCCTCCTCGTTGCCGCCGCAGGCGCACTCCTTCTCGGGCATGCAGTAGTCGTACACCGGCATGAGGAGCTGGGAATCCCGCTCCAGACGGATGATGGAGAACTGACCCAGGGTGACGTAGATGCGCTTGTTGTCGCCGCCGAAGCACAGGTCGCTGCCGAAGCAGGAGCAGATGCAGGGGGGCACCTCGGAGAGGGCGCAGTCGCAGGGGTGGCACTCGCACACGTCCACCAGCTTCATGTTGAGCACGATGGGGTCCACCACCTCCACCACCGCGGTGGGGAGATTGGTCTTGCGCAGGCTCTGCTCATCCAGGCCGTCCACCGACAGCTCGGAGGAGAACACCTTGGCGCTGCCCTCGCTGCCGAACAGGATGACCCGCTTGTCAAAGACGCACAGGCCGCACACCTCCACCGGCCGGGCGGCGCCCACGAAGGCGTCGGCGGTGACCTTGTAGAAGTAGCGCACATCCACGGTGTAGAAGCCCCGGTGGAAGCTCACCGGCTCCACGTCGATGTAAACATACAGCAGCTCGGCGCTGCCGGCCTTGATGCTGACGGCCCGCTCAATGGCGGCCTGGGAGTTCTGGGTGGGGTAGAAGCGAAGATCTTCGATACAATCCTTATCGGAAGATACCGCACCTTATAGATAGAAAAAAACTCTCCTTCAGAAGAGTTTCAGGTCGAATCTCAGCTGAAAGTCGGTGGGCGCGGTTTTCTTCTCTTTTTCATACCATACGGTGTCCAGAACGCTCTTCAGCATGGCGTTGCGGCCGGCGGCGTCGGCGGCGTCATAGGCGTCCAGCACCGCCCGGATCTTCCTGGCCAGGGAGGCGGGGTCAGCCAGCCTGACCTGCTCTATGGTGCGCTCGGTCTCCCGCTGCCGGCGCTCCAGACCGGCGATCTTCTCCTTCACCGCCGCCATCCGCTCCCGGAAGGTGGGCAGGTCGTACTCCTCCAGCTCCAGCAGCTCGTACAGCCGGTTCTTCTGCCGCTGGGCGGCTACAAGCTCCTTCTTGATGGCCTCCAGGGTGCTGTCCAGTACCGAGGTATCCCGGCCGGCTCCGGTCTGCTGCTCCAGCTCCATCCGGGCCAGGGTCTCCTCCAGGTAGGAGAGGATGCGCCCTTCCACCAGTTCAAACTTGGTGGAGGCGCAGCACCCGGGCCGGGTGCAGAGCAGGTAGGGGGTGCCCTTCATGGTCAGGCGCTGCATATGCTGCCCGCAGTTGGCGCACAGCACCAGCCCCGCCAGGGAGCTGCGCACCGTGCCGTCCCGCTTGGAGGGGACATACCGCCCCGCCAGAATGGCCTGCACCTGGTCGTAGGTCTCCTGGGACACGATGGCCGGGTGCATCCCGTCCACGATGGTCCACTGATCCCGGGGATTGCAGATGGTGATGTGCTTGGGGTTGCCCTTGGCCCCCTTGCGGATGTGGGTCTTCTGATCCCACACGATCTTGCCGGCAAAGGTGGGGTTGCGGAGGATATGGGCCACGCTGTTCCGGCTGAACTCCGCCGAGCGGTGAGGCCTGGCCCCCAGGGAATTAACGTACCGGGCGATGGACACGCAGCCGTAGCCCTGGAGATAGAGGTCATACATCATCCGCACAAACTTGGCCTCCGGCTCGTAGATCTCCAGGGTGGGCTTCCGGTCCACCGTCACCTTCCGGTAGCCGTAGGGGGCGTTGGCCACATAGCAGCCGTCCTGGATGGTCTGCTTCAGCCCCCGGCGCAGCCGCTTGTTGATGATCTTGTACTCCCGGCGGCTCATGAAGGTCTTGAACTCCGCCATCTCGTCGTCCAGGTCGTCGGACAGGTCGTAGGTCTTTTCCGGGGTGACGATCAGGGTGCCGGAATCCCGGAAGGCGTCCAGGATGATGCCCTGGTCCTTCATCCGACCGCGGGAGAGCCGGTCCAGATCCATCACCAGCACCGCGTCATACCGGCCATCCTCCACGTCCTCCAGCAGGCGCAGCATCTCCGGACGGGCGTACAGGCTCTCCCCACTGACCACTTCGTAGTAGGTCTCAATGATGTGGATGCCGTGGGCGGCGGCGAAGGAAGCCAGAGCCTTCCGGTGCTTGGCCAGTACCTCCTCGGTGTCCATGCCCTCCTCCATCCGGGATTTGCGGAGGTATTGCGCTGCGTCCATGTCTGTCACCTGCCTTTTCTGGCACAAATGTTCGATTTCTGGCGGTTTAAGAGGCCGGGGCGTAAGCCCCGGCTCTTTTGTGCGTTCCGTGCCGCTGGTCAGGAGGGCGGATGGCAGACTTTACAGGCTGAATAGCCGTGAGCCTGAGCATCTTCCGCGCTGGAAAACCAGATCGCATTGGCGTCGGTAATCTTTTTGGCATGGCGGCAGGAAGGGTAATGGTATTTGTCAGATTCCACGCTGCCGATAAATACGCCCATTGACTGTTCCTGTGCAGGAGTGGGAGCGGGTGTTGGCTTGGGCGTAGGCTTGGGCGTAGGCGTAGGCTTGGGCGTAGGCGTAGGCGTAGGTGTAGGTGTGGGTGTGGGCGTGGGTGTCGGCGTAGGTGTAGGTGTGGGCGTGGGTGTCGGTGTTGGTGCTGCTTCACTCGAGGGATCGGGAGAAGCGGTCGTTACAACGGCAGGCGGCGTATCACTGGGCTGAGTGCTTTCCGGATTACATGCACTCATGATGCCGCCGATCAATGCCAACACAATGAGAACGATAATAATTGTTCGCATTGGCTTTTGGGGCTTGTTCGTTTTCCTTCTTGCCATGTTGTTCGCCTTCTATGTTCCGGTTTTTTGGAGAAATTCTTAATAGTCCTCACATAAGTACCAATCAATATCCCGCGGCAGTGGCGCCATACTCGGCCTGCTCTGCCGTGAAACCTTCAAACTCCAGCTGATCGATCAGCTGAGACCGGGAGAAAGACATGAGATCCAGGTATGACTGTGCTTTTAAAGCTGCCTGCTCCTTCCAGTCTGCCCCGCAGGCATCGACGCCATAGGTGGCTTCCTCTGTCGTGAAGCCCTCAAACTCCAATTGGTCAATCAAGCCGGAGTAAGAAAATGCGGTGGTATCCAAGTAATCGAGCGCTTTTCCGGCAGCCTGTTCCTTCCAGTCTGCCCCACAATTATCTACGGCAAAAGCAGCTTCTTCGGTGGTATATCCTTCAAACTCTAACTGATCGATCAGGCCGGTCCGGGAGAAATGCATGAGGGAAAGGTAACTATTCGCCTGGCCAAGTGCATTTTTTTGGCCCATGGTAAGGGATGCATCAGCATTTGGCGTAGGTACTTCTTCCGCCTGAACTTGCTGTGACGGTTCTGTGGAGACGAGGCCTTCCGTGGCTGTGTCCGCCGCCGGAGCCGATCCGGAAACGTCATTGTCTGTGGTTGAGGAACAAGAGGCCAGTACAAACAGCAGGAGCACCAGAGATAAAATTGCCGAGGCTTTTTTCATCATATGTATCCTCCCTCTCTCAAAGTGTACAAATCAGACACTTTTTATAAATTATACCATACAACCGGAGAAAGGACAATCTGAGAAGAGGAAAAATCTTGAAACTGAAAAAACTGCGGGAGGCAAGGGGGATGACGCAGCAGGTGGCTGATGCCGTCCATTTTACCCCGATGAGGCGGAGATCACCATGCCGGATGAGACCCGGAATGCCGCAAGGCCGCCGGACCGACACAGGAAGCGGCCGCTCTGCGGCCGGGAATATCTGCGGAAAGTGTACGTGCTTATGAAACTGGCCGGCGGGTACCGCCCAATAAGATAGCGGAGCTGATGGTGCTCCTGTACAGCAGTGTGGTGCCGGAGGTACGGCCCAAGTCTGTCCTGGAGCTGCGCTGCGCCCGGGAATCCACATAGGACAGCCATGGGGGCGCATACAACAAAATGAGGGAGGTGCGGTACATATGCGGGATTTGAAGATCGAGCCTGTGGAGGAGCTGGTGGTCACCACCAAGATCATCCATGAAAAGATCGGCCGGCATGAGGTGGACACCGTCATGACCCGCCGGAAGGGGCTGCACTGGCTGACTGCGATGTCGGGGGAGCGGGTGCTGGTGGACGAGAGCGCCACGATGGATTCCGGAAAGCTGGGCACCACTCTGTGCTTCACACCGCACCAGGACGTCGAGGTCAGTGAGGAGGAGCGGGCCGCCAACCGGGAGCGGATCAAAAAGGCGGCCATCAAGGCCATGATGGACCAGGGGATCTGGTAGGAGGATCGCCATGAGAGAGCAAAAAGAGAGGCCCCGCTGTCTGCGGGCACAGACAGCAGGGCCGGACAATGGTTTCGTGCACGGAAATCATAATTCTGATGCCGCAAACAGTCTGAATGTTCAAGGGGGCGGGGGGCCGTGACAGAATATCATTTCAATGCCGAGCTGGCCCGGCGTTACGGCGTGAATGGGGCCATCTTCCTGCACGCAATGGCCTTCTGGATCGCCAAGAACCAGGCCAACGGGCGGCACTTCCACGAGGGCCGTACCTGGACGTACAACACCCTGGAGGCCCTGGCCGAGCGGTTCCCGTTCTGGACCCGCCGGCAGGTGGAGCGGATCGTGGCAAAGCTGAAGGAGGACGGGGGACTGCTTACCGGCAACTTCAGTCAGGACAAGACCGACCGGACCGTGTGGTATGCCCTGGCGGACAGCGTGCTGGAGGTGTACGGGCTTCTTGCGCCTCCCATTTCACCAAGCAGTGAAATGCATTTCACCGAATCGGGACAACCATTTCACCGGACGGGGAAATGTAATAAGGAAACAGTTACTGACCAGTTAAATATACCCCCTATAGTCCCCCACGGGGACAAGCCTGCCCCGGTGGACCGGCAGGAACTGCTTTTTGAGCGGTTCTGGTCGGTCTACCCGCCCCGGCAGGGAAAGCGGGGCGGGAAGAAGGCGGCCCGGAAAGCGTGGGACAAGCTCAAGCCGGACCCGGCCCTATGCCGCCGGATGGCGGCGGCGCTGGAGCGGGACAAGCAGTCTCCCCAGTGGCAGGAGGAAAACGGAAAGTTTATCCCCATGGCCTCCAACTGGCTCAATGCCAGGGCCTGGGAGGACGAGTACATAACCCCGCCGGAGCAGCCGCCGCCCGGAATGGCCGCCCGTGAGGAGGTGCCCACATGGTGAGCCTGGATCTCAAAGACCGCCTGTCCAATCAGGAGGCGGTGGTGGGCGCGCTGCTCATTGAGGACAAGCTGATCGGGCCGGTGCTCAGCAAGGTGTCGGAGCGGGACTTCCTGGACAGTACCTACCGGCAGATCTTTCAGGCCATCCGGGCCCAGTTCGTCAGCGGCAAGCCGGTGGACCCGGTGACCGTTCTGGACAGGCTGGGCGGGGGAGAGAACTGGGGCAAGCTGCTCCTCCAGATCATGGAGGATGTGCCCACGGCCGCGAACATCTGGGAGTATGTGCCCCGGATGCAGGAGCAGGCCCGGGTGGTGCAGGGCCGGGAGATCGCACAGAGCATGGCAGAGGCCCGGGACATGGAGGAGCTCCGCCGGGGTCTGGACAAGCTCCAGGCCCTCACCGTGGAGCGCCAGGATGTGCGGCGGATGAACATGGAGCAGATGCTGCAATCCTTCTGGCAGCGGCACACCACGCCCCACCGGTATCTGACCTGGGGCCTGTCCAAGCTGGACGAGCAGCTCTTTGCCGACCTGGGGGACATGGTGGTGCTGGGGGGCTACCCCTCCGCCGGCAAGACGGCTCTGGCGGTGTCCTTCGCCTACCACCAGAGCGAGGCCAAGCGGGTGGGGTTCTACTCCCTGGAGACCAGCCGCTACAAGCTGGCCGACCGGCTGATCTCCAACATGGCGGGCATTGAGATGGCCGCCATCAAACGGGGGGCACTCACAGAGGGGGAATGGGCCCAGGCGGCCGACGCGGCGCCCAGGATCCTCAAGCACCAGCTGGAGCTGATCGACGCCTCCGGCATGACGGCCAGTGACATCCGGGCAGATGCCCTGGCCAACCGGTACCAGATCGTCTATGTGGATTACCTCCAGATCGTGGAGCCGGAGCCCCGGAAGGCCAACCGTACGGAGCAGGTATCCGCCATCAGCCGGACCTTTCAGCAGATGGCCCACGGAAACGGCATCCTGGTGGTAGCCCTGTCCCAGCTGACACGGTCGGAAAAGACCAAGGACGAGGGCAGGTACATCGAGCCCACCATGAGCGATCTGCGGGAATCCGGGCAGATCGAGCAGGACGCCGACGCCATTCTGCTGCTCTACCTGGAGGACCCGTCCAAGCCCAACGAGAGCCGCCGGGTGCTCAAGCTGGCCAAGAACAAGGACGGAGAGCGGGGACGGATGTACCTCACCTTTGACGGGGCCTATCAGCGCTTCCGCCAGTCCGTGGTGCCCCAGGCGGCCCCCTTTAAGCGGCCCAGGCAGTACAAGCAGGCGAGCTTTGCCGAGCGCTTCTGGGAGGGGATCTATGACGACGATCCCGACGATCCTTCGGCGCCGCAGCCCGGTGGTGGAGGATTCGGCGGCCTGCCTCCGGGAGAAGGCCCGGCGGTCTCCGGCGGAACTGATGGAAGGGGATAGGCGGTAAAAACAGAAAACCGCCCCTCAGCGGGGCGGCGATCGTAACAGCAAACAAGATCAGGCAAACGGCGGAAAGCCAAAGCAGCCAAAGAAAGCTGCGGCTGGTCCTCCGAAAACGGTAAGAGAAGCGGCTCATACGGGCGTTGATGGCCTCCAATTCGCTGCGTTTTTCCTCCAGCTGGCGTTCCAGGTCAGCCAGAGGGGAACCGGCGGCCGGGTTTCCGTTGGAATCCCGTTGAGAGAACAGGTCGGGAAGTCAAGATTGGGCGTGGCAGGAAATGCGGGGCGCCCGGCAGAGGGCCGGGGCATGATAAAAAAGTACCGCCCACGATAGGGCGGTACGGTGGCGTGTGGGCTACAGATCTTCAAGATCGGCTGCGGGAAGGTCGTTCTCCACGTTGTCCCGGGCCAGGTCGGTATCCAGCTCCGGGTAGGCATCGGATGGGATGGGCTTTTCGTGGCAGACCTTCATGTGAGGGCCGGAAGTGCCGGCGATGATGGGGTTCGCTTTTTCCTTCCCGTGCCTGGCCCTGCCCTGGAGCTCGGGAACGGGGGCCTGGTCATTGCGGGGCTGGGTATGGGTCCGATCGGGACGTGCCATGCCTTGTTTGGCCATAGGATCACCTCAATGCCTGTGTTTAAAACAGTTTCTTGACCTCATCCGCCGCACGCTGGAGTTCCTCCAGGGTAGCGGGCTGCTGCTTGCGGGCGCGGATCTGAGCCTGGATATAGCCGGGTAACTGGGAGAAGTAGGCCTCCATGGCCGGATCTGCTGTCAGGTTGGCGTATCTGTCACTGTAAGTGGGTTCCATCAAATCACCTCCGATAATAGCATGCCCATGGAGGGTGCACATATTAAAAAGGAGAAAAAATAAATGGGAAATAAAATTTGAGGGGGTGACCGGGTCAGTTACGGTTCAGACCGCCGGCCGATTGTGTGAGGCGAAGAAAGGGGACAGACACTGGAACAGCGCGTAGGTGCGCTGGAGCGGGCTTTTGCCCCGCCGCAAGGGGACTGAAAAGCGTGAGTGGCTGTGCCGTTGTATGGCTTCGTCCAACTTCAGTTCAATGTACCGCAGTAATGAGGCGTGGGTGAACTGCCTGTGTCCCACTGTCTGACCGGTAGATAGGCAAATTCAGAATGGGGTGATAAAGTGATAGCATTTTCGAGCTGGCACATTGATGTGAATGGAGAACCACTTGCGAGACAGTATGACAACCTGACCCGGGAGCTGCGCATAGAGGGAGATATCCCGGCGGGGTGGAGCTGGGACCTGCTGGTGCAGGCGGAAGACAACTTTAATGTAATCGCACTCTCCGACCTGGGGAACGGAGCCCTGTCGGTCACGCTGACCAGGGAGATGCTGGCCCTGTCCGGGTACTATACCATGCAGCTCAGGGCCTCTCGGGGAGAAATTGTACGTCACACCAATATAATTCGGGTGTTCATCCCTGAGAGTATGTCCGGAGATGTGCAGTGGCCCGAAGTGCCGTCAGAATTTAGCCAGATTGAGGCCTCGATCAGATCGCTCAGCGAACATCCGCCCACCATGGTCAGTGAAAGTGAATTTTGGTTTGTATGGGACCATGAATCGAATCAATACATCGAATCTGACCTGCCGCTTCCCAAGGGCCCCCAGGGCCCCCAGGGCCCCCAGGGTCCGAAGGGCGACCAGGGCGACCCCGGTGAGCAGGGTCCCCAGGGCCCGAAGGGCGACCAGGGCGTCCCCGGTGAGCAGGGACCCCAGGGCCCGAAAGGCGACCAGGGCGATCCCGGTGAACAGGGACCCCAGGGTCCGAAGGGCGACCAGGGCGTCCCCGGTGAGCAGGGTCCCCAGGGCCCGAAGGGCGACCAGGGCGATCCCGGTGAACAGGGTCCCCAGGGTCCCAAGGGCGACCAGGGCGATCCCGGTGAGCAGGGACCCCAGGGCCCGAAGGGCGACCAGGGCGTCCCCGGTGAGCAGGGACCCCAGGGCCCCAAGGGCGACCAGGGCGTCCCCGGTGAGCAGGGACCCCAGGGCCCGAAAGGTGACCAGGGCGATCCCGGTGAGCAGGGACCCCAGGGCCCGAAGGGGGACCAGGGAGAACCCGGCCAAGATGGAAAGACTGCCTACCAATCCGCGGTAGATGGGGGCTATACTGGGACGGAGCCGGAGTTCAACGGGCTGCTGGCCAGTTCGACCACAAAGGAGTATGTAGATGCCGCAATCTTTGGCGCAATGGGGGCGAGTTACTGATGAACGAAAAGTTTATAGACCAATTGTGCGAAATAATTGCAAAAATTAGCGGCAGCCAACTTGCGGAGCAGGCACGTTTCGTGCTGCAGAAGATATCATTTTCCGCTTCGGACGCATCCTTTGCAAAAGGAATCAGCTATCTGGAGGAAGCGGCCGCGTCTGCCGAGAAGTATGGGATGTCTCTGCCGGTCACAGCATATTCAGCGGATTTTTTCAGTGCGGCAGAAGGTTTCATTACGCAGGCAGGCAATCAGCTTGGATTTATGACCATGACCGAAAGCGGAAAAATCTATCCCATGACCGGGATCTACTGGATGACCGCCAACGGGACAGACACCTTTTACGTCGTTAAAATAGAGGAGCATGACAGCTTGACAGCCTTGTTTGCCGACATCGCAGACGCTATCCGGTCTGTGTCCGGCGGCACCGATCCCATCGTGGCGGACCGGTTCCCGGATGCGATCCGAAAACTGGGGTCCGGGCAACAGGAGGTGATTGTATGAAGTGTATGGCATCTATTCCGCTGGAACGGATCAGCCGGCTGTCTATTGCAGTGACTAACTGCCGCAGGACCTTGGAGCAGGTCAAAGCGGAGACCGGCGCAGACTATATCCTCAACGGCGGCATGTGGAACGGTGACGGCTCACCCTGTAGGGGGCTGAAGGTGGCCGGCAAGCTGCTGTCTGCCACCCCTTGGGGAGATCTGGCGGGCTATGGCTGGGACACGCCGCAGGATCTTACCCAGACCACAGCATGGCAGGAATTCGACAATTATATCGCCACCTCTCCGTTGATCGTGGACGGCAAGCGGTTGGCAAAACTGCCCTACGACAGCGCCCAGGGCGGAGCCCGGCCCCGGAGCGCCATGGGCATCGTGGGCAGCTCACTGCTCCTGTACTGCACCAATTCCGCCATGACGCCGGAGCAGCTCAGTGACGAGCTGGCCGACCGGGGATGCAGCTCGGCCATGATGCTGGACAGCGGCACCTCCAGCCAGTGCGACTTTGACGGGGATCAGATCCAGGGAGGAAAACGGCCTCACAACTGGATCTGTGTGTGGGTCAAAAAAGAGGCGGCACCTGAGCCGCCGGAAAGCGAGGAGAGTATGGGAAAGTACAGAGTGACCCCATCCGTGGGCCTGAACATCCGCAGCGGCCCCGGGACAAACTACGACAAGGCGGGCGCCTATTCCTGCGGCACTGTGGTGGAGATCCTGGCCATCCAGGAGGGCTGGGGGCAGACCGGCAAGGGGTGGGTGTCCATGGCCTATCTGGAGCCTGTGGAGGCCGTCCAGCGGGTCACGGATACCGGCATAGTCATCCAGGTGGACTGCATCCCCAAGGGCCGGAAAAACCGGCCCGGCGGAACGAATCCGGATGACGCGATCACCATTCATGAGACAGGCAACGATGCCAAGGGGGCGGACGCCGCCGCTCATGCCTCCTGGCTCAAGAGTGACGATGCGGCCGGGAAGTACATCAGCTACCACTACACCGTGGATGACCACGCCATTGTCCAGCACCTGCCGGACAGTGAGACATCCTATCACGCTGGTGATGGCGCCAACGGACCCGGCAATACCACCAGCATCGGCATCGAGATCTGTGTCAACGAGGACGGGGACTTTGAGCGGGCCAAGGCCAACGCGGCTTCCCTGGTGCGCCTGCTGATGGCGGAGCATGGCATCCCGCTGGACAAGGTGGTGCAGCACAACCACTGGAACGGCAAGGACTGCCCCAAGACCATCCGGGCCACCCCAGGCGGCTGGGAGGCCTTCCTGGACCTGTGCGATCCGGAGCAGACTGAGCTGGAGGCAGCTGTGGATACCCTGGCCGAGGCCGGGGTGCTGACTGCCGTGGACTACTGGAAGGGAGATTCCTACTCCAGCAGCAACGTCCACGCCCTGATCAAGAGCATGGCCGCCTATGTGCGGGGAAAGTGAGGGGATGGACATGGAGCACATCAATGCCTTTAAAGCGGCCGTCGCCGCTATCTGCGCTGCCCTGACCGCCCTGTGGGGCTGGTTCGGCTGGGTGGTAGTGGCCTGGGTATGCTTCATGGTGATCGACTATATCACCGGCTCTGCTGCCGCTCTGCGGGCAGGGGAGTGGTCCAGCAAAAGTGCCCGGGACGGCATCTGGCACAAGCTGGGCAGTATCGTGGCCGTCATCGTGGCAGCCGTTCTGGATGTGGTGATCGGCCACCTGCTGGCAAACGTGCCCGGCGTGGAGCTGCCCTTTACCTACACTGTGCTGCTTGGCCCCCTGGTGGTGGTATGGTACATCCTAACCGAGGCGGGCTCAATTATTGAGAACGCCGGCGCCCTGGGTGCCCCCATCCCCGCGTGGCTGACCAAGATGATCGCCGCCCTGGAATCCAAAGTGGATGATGCAGGGGATGCCGTGTCAGGAAAAGAAAAGTGA